ATGAGTATCGCCCTTTCTGTCTTTCCAATCTTATTTCTAATTATTTCGATGATTGGCTTCAAAATGCGCGGCGATCACAGCGCAATATTAGCAGCATTGTCCGCTGTTTTGATTGCCATTTTCGCCGTTCCCAATATCAGCGGATTTACGCCACCGGAAGGCTACAGTGTCAGATACATCGGCTGGGCATTTGCCGAAGGTGTCTTGAAAGCCATTTTCCCTATTCTAATTGTGATTCTGATGGCATTGTTCAGTTACAACGTGCTACTGGAAAGCAAACAGATTGAAGTGATTAAACAGCAATTTACCAATATTTCCAGCGACAAACGCATTCAAGTTCTACTGATTGTTTGGGGCTTCGGCGGCCTGTTGGAAGGTATGGCTGGTTTCGGCACGGCAGTGGCAATTCCAGCCGCTATCTTAATCGGTTTGGGCTTCACACCGCGCTTTGCGGCGCTCGTATCGTTGATTGGCAACAGCGTAGCCACCGGTTTCGGTGGGGTTGGCATCCCCGTGATTACGCTAGCAAAAGAAGTGTTCGGTTCTGCGGTTACTTCCGAGCAAACCCATGCTATCGCCAGCGACGTGGTGATTCAATTGGGATTCTTAATGTTCTTGGTACCATTTGTCATCTTAATGCTGACCGACACCTCTAAAAAATACATCGTTCCCAATATTATCCTATCTACCGTGGTAGGCGGATTGTCGCTAGGCGTACAGTTTGTCGCCGCTTATTTCATTGGCGCGGAAACGCCCGCCATTTTGGGCAGCATCGCCTGCATCGTCTTCATTGTGCTGTATGCAAAAATGACCGAGAAAAACAGCACGCCAGTCGATAAAGCCATCAGCATGGGGCAAATGGCGAAAGCATGGGCGGTGTACGGCTTCATCCTGTTCTTCATCATTATGGCTAGCCCCCTGTCCGGCCCCATCAGCGCGTTTTTGAAATCCACTCTGGTGAGCAAAATCCACCTGCCGATTTATGCGGAAGGCAAATATTTCGCCTTCGGCTGGTTGTCTAACGCCGGCCTGATGCTGTTTTTGGGCGCATTTATCGGCGGCTTGGTGCAAGGCGTTTCCGCCGGCAAACTGTTCCAGATTTTGGGCCAGACTTTGGTGAAAATGAAGGCTTCGGGCATTACCGTCATCTGTCTAGTGGCCATGAGCGCGATTATGAGCCACAGCAGCATGATTGCCGTGATTGCCAAAGGCTTGGTGGACGCCACCGGCACATTCTATCCGCTGGTTGCACCGCTGGTGGGTGCCATCGGTACATTCGCCACCGGCAGCGACACCTCTTCCAACATCTTGTTCGGCAAGCTGCAAGCCTCCGTGGCCGATCAGCTGAATATGGATAAATCATGGCTCGCCGCCGCCAACACGGCCGGCGCTACCGGCGGCAAAATCATTTCGCCGCAAAGTATCGCCATCGCCACCGCCGCCTGCGAACAGCAAGGCCAAGAAGGCGCCTTCCTGCGCTCGGCCATGCCTTATGCGCTTGTGTACGTGATTATTGTGGGCATTACCGTGTATTGTTTCACCGCATTTGCACTGTAACGCCGTCGGCATCAAAACAGCCTGCACTCTAGTTTGAAGAGTGTAGGCTGTTTGTATGGAAAGGCTACCTGAAAATTTCAGGTAGCCTTTTGTGGGTATCTGTGCGGGTGGTTAGTGGAATGCTAGTTACGCTTGCTATTTACTGGACTTCCTACGGTTGCAGTCCCGGCACAACATTTGGCAATTCTCTTCAACTGTTTTTCCGCCTTCGCACCACGGCGTTATGTGATCGCCTTCCATTTCCGATAATTCAAATTTCTGTTTGCAGTGTGGGCAGATGCCGCCTTGTTTTTCATAAACCTTCTGTTTGATACTGTCGGAGAAAGCACGGATGTTCAAATGTTTTTCCTCGCGGGTCAGGATATATTGGTAAATCCCTTTTTTGTTTTCCACATCATCATCGGCAAACAGTTTGGCAATTTCCGCTTCTAATGAGTCTTTGTCCAAATCAGCGCCTTTGAAACGATTGTATAGGAATCCCCAAGGCTGTCCTTTCATCAGTTTGGTGCGTTTGACGGGAAATTTCAGGTTTACCCATTCAATCACATTTTTGAAATACAGCCATAAATCATCGGCATTCTTATCATGTTGGTGAACTGCCATATATTTGCAGACTGCTTCGTCTCCGTCTTGGTTGGCAATCCACCCGATAGCGGTTTCCAAATAGTCTTGGCGGATGGCCGTACCGTTCAGATAATCTTTGCCGATTTGGTAAGCGGCGCAGCCGGTTTTGCTGAAATGGCGTTTGGCATCCGTTACCCAATTCCCCGAATACACGGCATTACGCAACTCTTGGTCGGTCAGCTTCTCACCTGCAATATTGATGGTTTTGAACCAGTCCAGTTTTTCGCTGTCCGTCCCTTCACATTGGTAAACGGTCAGTTCGTAATTCAAAATCTTGTCTTGCTCGTCTGCCTGCAAGTTATGGAAGTAACGCTTCATATAGGCAAAATCGCCGTTCACATACCGGCAGATGGAAACGGTGCGCTGCTGCCCGTCCACAATTTCAAATGTACCGTCATCGCGCACCGCCCAATACATCACATTGAGCGGAAATCCTTTCAATACAGTATCAATCACGGCATCGCGCTGTTTGTCTTTATAGACAAACTCGCGCTGGTAGGGCGGACGCACGTCCAGTTTGCCGCCATAGGCGCGCACGCCGTCTTCGTTATTGTCGATATAGCCTTCCGCTTTTTTGGTTTCGCTGTCGTAGCCCGTCAGTTCGCGGATGGTCAGGGTGGTCATTTGGATTTTCATGGTTATTTTCTCCTAATCATTATACGTTTATACATACCTTTCCCTTTTACAACAGGGGCATCATATCGATCATGATCTTTTTTGATATGTTCCAACAATCCGTCGCCCCCTCTATCACTAGTTCCAATTATTTCAAATTGCTTTGGGTTATATTTATCCAAAAACGTAATCGGCACACCCATCACACCATCGTAATCGCTGGGAATATCGGCAACTTTGGATACTTCGATGGCATCGTAGTTGTCGTATTGCGGATAATCGGCGGGGTTGTAGGATCGGTATAGAATCAGTTCTTCATGGCGTTTGGCTATATCCAGATTGGTAAACCAGCAGGCTTGGGCGCGTGCCTTGACTTCCCCGTCCACAATGCGGTAACTGCTGCCTGTTTTTTTGGTTTCAACAAGGATTTCGGCATAGTTATCAGGTACGCCGAACAGCATATCCGTTCCCATCGGCGTAGAACCCAGCCACATTTTATTGTCTTTAATCAGCGGAAAAATTTCTTTGTAGGTAATGGCGTTTTTATTGCCGATGATGATGAAGTGTTTGCCGTATTCCACTAACTGCGCCACATATTCCCGAAATAGCGAAAACGGTGGATTGGTTACGACTATATTCGCCTGTTTCAGCAATTCGATACATTCCTCACTGCGGAAGTCGCCGTCGCCTTTCAGCGGTTTGACTGCTATTTCTTCGGGCGTGGGAATGCCGTTGCCGTCTTTATCGCCCGTGTATTCCAAATAAACCGCCTGTTCGCTGTCGTTTTGGCTGAATAGGTCGCTGTTTTGGTTTTTGTAGCAGGTGGTAATCAGTTTTTTCAAGCCGAGATGCTCGAAATTGTAGGAGAAATAATGGAAGAAATTGCTGACGCGCGGGTCGTCGCAGTTGCAATAGACAGTTTTGTCTTTGAAATGGTGTTTGTAGTGCCGCAGCTCGTTTTCGATGTCGGAAAGCTGGGTGTAGAACTCATCATTTTTGGCTTTGTTTGCCGCGTGAAGGGATTTGTTGCCTGCCATATCAAACCCCTCCGAAAATGCAAGAAAGGCTTGATATTTTATTGATTTCTAAGTTATAATTGCCGTGCCGTGCCGTGCCGTGCCGTGCCGTGCCGTGCCGTGCCGTGCCGTGCCGTGCCGCTATATCTGCGTCTGCTGTCCATGTAGTCTTTCCTTAAATTTGAAGGTTTGTCCCAATAGGCTACCTGAAAATTTTCAGGTAGCCTTTCCCATTTAATCAAACGGCATCAAGCCAGCTTCTCTCTAACCCAGCCTTCCGCCGAATCGAGCATCGTGCCGACTTGGGAAACATCCGCCCCCCCTGCCTGTGCCAAATCCGGTCGGCCGCCGCCTTTGCCACCGACTTGTTCGGCTGCGAATTTGACCAAATCTCCGGCTTTCACTTTTCCGGTCAGGGCTTTGGATACGCCGGCACACAGGGAGACTTTGCCGTCGTTTACTGCCGCCAAAAGAATCACGGCGTTGTCGGATTTGCCGGTTAAATCGGTAACGATTTCGCGCAGTGCGGCTGCGTCGGCTTCGATTTGGGCGGCAACGAGTTTGGCGGCACCCAAGTCTTTCGCGTTGTCCAAAAGTTTGGCGCCTGCGTGGACGGCGAGTTCGGCTTTGGCTTTTGCCAACTCTTTTTCCAAGGCTTTGGCGTTGGCGGCGTTGGCTTGGATTTTGGCGAGTACGTCTTTTTCGGTTTGGGCTTTGACTTCGGCGATGATGTTTTTCATCAGGCTTTCTTGGTTTTGCGCCCATGCCAGTGCGGCAAGGCCGGTGATGGCTTCTACGCGGCGGATGCCTGCGGCGATGCCGCCTTCGCTGATGATTTTGAAGAAGCCGATGTCGCCGGTGCGGGCGACGTGGGTGCCGCCGCACAGTTCGGTGGAGTGGTCGCCCATGGTGATGACGCGGACGAAGTCGCCGTATTTTTCGCCAAAGAGCATGACTGCGCCTGATTTTTGCGCGTCTTCAATGGACATGGTTTCTACTTTGACGGGCACGTTGGCGATAATCGCGGCGTTGACGCGGCGTTCGACTTCGGCGATTTCTTCCGCGCTGATGCCTTGCGTGTGGGAGATGTCAAAGCGGGTCAGCTCGGCGTTTTGCAGGCTGCCTTTTTGTTCGACGTGCGTGCCCAAAACATCGCGCAGGGCTTTGTGCATCAGGTGGGTAACGCTGTGGTTGCGCATGATGCTGTCGCGGATGTCGTTGTCGATTTCGGCGGATACGGCATCGCCTACTTTCAGACGACCTGATACGACTGCGCCGAATTGTCCGTGTACGGCAGCTTTGATTTTCTGCGTGTCTTCGACGCGGAAGCGGTTTTCGCCTGCGAAGATAAAGCCCACGTCACCGACTTGACCGCCGCTTTCGGCGTAGAACGGGGTTTGTTCCAAAACGACCACGCCTGCTTCGCCTGCTTGGAGTTCTTCTACGGCTTCGCTGCCTTTGTATAAGGCGATGATTTTGGTTTCCTGGCTGCGCTTTTCGTAGCCTGTGAACTCGGTGTCCGCGCCGGTGTAGTCCAGTTGCGCGTTGGCTTTGAAGTTTTGCGCGGCGCGGGCGCGGGCGCGTTGGGCTTCCATTTCGCGGTTGAAGCCTTCTTCGTCCAAATCGATATTGCGTTCGCGGCAGATGTCGGCGGTCAAATCGTAGGGGAAGCCGTATGTGTCGTAGAGTTTAAAGATGATTTCGCCGTCCAATTTGTTGCTGCCTTTGGTCAATGCATTTTCCAGCAAAGCCATGCCGGTTTCCAAAGTTTGGGCGAAGCGGCTTTCTTCGTTTTTCAGGGCTTCTTCGATTTGCGCTTGTTTCTCTTTCAACTCGGGATACGCATCGCCCATTGCTTTCACCAAATCGGGCACGAGTTTGTAGAAAAATGCTTGTTTCTGACCGAGTTTGTAACCGTGGCGCACGGCGCGGCGGATGATGCGACGCAGTACATAGCCGCGGCCTTCGTTGGACGGCATCACGCCGTCGGCAATCAGGAAGGAGCAGGAACGGATGTGGTCGGCGATGACTTTCAGACTGGGTTCGTCCATGCTGAACGGCGCGCCGGTTTCGCGGGCAACGGCTTTGAGCAGGTCTTGGAACAGGTCGATTTCGTAATTGCTGTGAACGTGCTGCATCACGGCCGCCATGCGCTCTAAGCCCATGCCGGTATCGACGGACGGCTTGGGCAGCGGGTTCATGTTGCCTTGTTCGTCGCGGTTGAACTGCATGAACACGCAGTTCCAAATTTCAATCCAGCGGTCGCCGTCTTCTTCGGGGCTGCCGGGGATGCCGCCCCAGATTTCTTCGCCGTGGTCGTAGAAAATTTCGGAACACGGGCCGCATGGGCCGGTGTCGCCCATCTGCCAGAAGTTGTCAGACGCATATTTCGCGCCTTTGTTGTCGCCGATGCAGACGATGCGCTCGGCCGGCATACCGATTTCGTTCAGCCAGATGTTGTAGGCTTCGTCGTCTTCGGCATACACGGTTGCCAAGAGTTTTTCTTTGGGCAGGTTCAGCCATTCGGGGGAAGTGAGGAATTCCCAAGCGAAGTGGATCGCGTCACGTTTGAAGTAATCGCCAAAGGAGAAGTTGCCCATCATTTCAAAGAAGGTGTGGTGGCGAGCGGTGTAGCCGACGTTTTCCAAGTCGTTGTGCTTGCCACCTGCGCGAACGCATTTTTGCGCGGTGGTGGCGCGGCTGTAGGCACGTTTGTCGAAGCCGAGGAACACGTCTTTAAACTGGTTCATGCCGGCATTGGTAAACAGTAGCGTCGGGTCGTCGTGCGGCACGAGCGATGAGGAGTGGACGATGGTATGGCCTTTGGATTCGAAGAATTTTAGGAATTTTTGGCGTAGTTCGGAGGTTCTCATGGCTTTTTGGTATCTTTCAAAAAGTGATTTGGGCGGTTTGTGCGCTTAACAAAAATTGGGCATGATTTTACTGCATATTGCAGGAAGCTGCCTACTTAAATACCAAGGGAGAATCGGCGACTTCAGCCATATCCGAAGTGAGTAGGCAGAAGTTTTCAGGTAGCCTTATCTATATTTATTTGCGTAAAGGCTACCTGAAAGAGACTGCTTGAAAATACCCACCCAGCGATGTCGATTTAAATCAGCGCTAAACCGCCATCTAGCTCATAGCCCGCCGAGCACAGCAGCATCCCCGAACTCGCCTGCCTCGCCGGCAGCCTGCCCTCCCTGAAAACCGCCGTGGACAAGGGCACGGACACGGTTTACACGGAGCCGAAAAACACGACTAACATGCGCGACTTCCCTAGCCTGAATTTCGACCAAAAATCCATCATCGAAGGCATACGCTACATCCATGAGTGCAGGCGGCATGTGTTAATGGCCATCACCACCTATGCGCAAGCGGGACAAGTGGAATACTGGGGCAGCGCGCGTAGACACGGCGACTGCCAACCCTGCGCGTACTGTATAACACCCGTATGGGATGCGGCTTCGAGTAAGGCATCGGAAGGCAGCCAAAGCACACTGGGGCCATATAGCCAGCCTTGAAAGTAGGTTTCAGGTAGCCTTTCTACAGGAGGGAAACTATTATGAAACAAGAATGGAAGAAGGTTAACTAAAGATTCATACGGTATTAAGGCGTCGCTTGTATTGCTGGATGTGCTGCCGCAATCATTCATTATGATAAACGGCGAAAGCAACCCCAATGCTGCGATACTGCTAATTTTTCCGAACGCATGAGCGCTCTGTACAACTTGACGTATGCCGTGAAGATAAATTACAAAATCCACTGCCAGGCAGACTGTTGACGATTTTTCCGTGTAGCCGCTGGAAGGCGTTTGGCAGCAAAAACGGCGAGAGAGGATAAATTGGATAAAGGCAATTTGGTCTACACCATTATGATCGCCCAGTCTGATTTCATCACGCCTGAAATGTGACAAGATGCACAGGCCAAAACACGCATTAAGAAACCTGTATAAAGAAGTATGCTTTGAACGCATGGCTAATAGCAAATGCGTGAGCATTCTACATGTTGGCAGGTTTGATGACGAACTCACTTCGTTCGCCAAAATGGACAAGTTCTACCAAAAACACGTCCTGCAACGCAGCAGCGCTACGAACTGCGAAATTTATCTGAACAACGCCAACCGCACCGGAAAAGCTCAAAACTATTTTGCGCTATGCCGTAGAATGATTTCAGGCAGCTTCAAGGCCGTCTGAAAGACTACCTGAAACAAAGGAATGCCATGAAACTATCACCACCATCAGCAGCGAAACCAAAATAACCCTTGCATGTTATTGGCAATACACAGGCAAACTCTGTGTACCAAGAATCCCGTACTGCTCTAAGCAGCAACCCTAACTACATCGTATAATATAATATTCCGGTAAACCTCAGCAGCAAAACTGTAGGCCGGCATGGCCATGCCGACACCGGCATAAGAAAATTTTTCAGGTAGCCTTTGCTAGACTCATCGAAGACTGCATGAGAACAATCAACCAAATGATTTGAAACCTATTTAATTTAAAAAAGGAAGCTGTCATGGCACAATCCGTATTTGTGGAAAAAATTGAGCTAGCCTGCCGCAAGAAGGTGGGGGTGTTTAAGCGCAACAAGGCGAAGTATGCGCTGCGTTCGCTGATTGCCGGCATGCTGCTCACGCTCACGTCGGCCACGGGTGTGATTGCAGCGGATGTGCTCAACACAGTGTGTAAGGCGGCGGCAGCTTTTGCCTGAATTGGCATTAGCTTTTGCACCGCCGCAGCGTAGCAAATTGTATCAGCTTTTGCACAAATTTATCCCCGTTTAATGGCCGGTTAAACGGGGATTTCCATGCTATGCCCAAGAGTGGCCGGGCTACGCTATTCCTCCTGACCGTTGCCTAAATAGCGGAAGCCTTGCACGGCGCGGAAATGACCACCGTAGCCGGTGGTACTGCGGGCTTTACCGGTATCCTTCCCGTGCCTTAAGGCGGAGCGGCGCAGACTGTCGCGGCAGCGCAGTTTATCGGCACCGTATAGGGCAGCCGATACCTGCGTCCATTGTGGGTTACGGCGCAGGGCGGCGGCCAAGCCGGGATGAGAGGTGTTGATTAGAGTACGCAGCGGGCGGTGATAGCGGTTTTCTCCACGCAGCCACATTTCGGCACAGCCGTTTAGAAAGCGCGTACCGACTCCGGCACCCTGCCATTCCGGCAGCACCACCAGCCGGCAGGCGCGTGCTTCCACTAAACCGGGGCGCGGGCTGAAGGCAACATGTGCCACGGGCTGCCCATTAATCAACCCCATGTAATGGCTGCCGGCAATTACCGGAGGCAGTTTCAGATAATGATGCGGCTCAAACAACCGGTAGTCGGCTTGGCGGCAAGGGCATATTTCCAATTCGAATCGTGGCCGTTGCCGAAGCCACCCCCATTGGAAGCAGCCAGTTTCGGTGTCTAACACCCAATCCGGCTGTATCCAGTCGAGGATGTCGTAGTGGCAGGATAGCAGCACGACTTGTTTGTTTTGGTGCCGGCGCCAGCCTTTGGCAAACGCGCCAGCGCCCACCCGGGCGATTTGGCGGTCTACCACCGAGCTGAACTCGTCCACAACGCTGATGCCATCGGGCGCTTCGGCCATCAGCCGCGCCAAGGTGGCGCGGAACTGTTCGCCATTGCTCAACACGGGATAGGGGCGTAGCCAAGCGGGCACATCGCCCAAACCGACCGAGGATAAGGCGGCGGTTACGGCATCGAAATCACCATCGGCGGCAATCGCATCCACCAGCGGCCGGTTGGCCGGCCACTTTGGGGCGTAGGCTTGGCCGATGCTTTTGCCGATACTGGTTTTGCTGGAGCCGGAAGGACCGACCACCACGCCAATCTGCCACGGCCGCTCATGCAGCGGCAGCTCAGCCGACAGGCGGAAATCCGCGCCGCTTTCCACGTTGAATAAGGATTTGACCCGTGCGGCGCGATAGCTGTTGAAGTTGGCGCAACGGTGATGAATCTCAATCTTCATACACTCACCACCTTGAGCCGGTAGCCCTGCCGTTTGAGTTGGTTGTAGGCCTCGATTTGCTGTGCTTCGTTGGCGCAAATGATGACCACGCCGTATTGGCGGCGGTATTTAAACCCGTTCTTGCCGGGTATTTTGTCTAGCTTTCCCATGAGGCTGACTCCTTGCTGAAGTTGGGCACTCGTGGGTGCTCTGGGTTGTTAAAAAACTGAATTGATTTACTGTTTTGCAGCGTTGGCACTTGATTTGCACAGTGCCGCTGCCAACGGCCAGTAATTTGCCGCAGCTTTTGCATCGGTATTGCATTATTTTTCCTACATTGCGTGATACAATCCGCGCGCCCTCGAGGGTGGCGGCCTTGGGTCAATGCAGGCTATCTCTGCTTGGCTGTCGCGGCGGGTGTGTCCGCATCCGCCGTGTCGCCGTCTTGATTTTTTGCTCCCCCGCCCCTGTGGCGGGTATTTTTATGCCTCCTCCTTATATAGGGCGGGCACAATGGCGGCGAGGTCGTTGGGCGACCAACGCCAGCCGTCGGGCAACCCCAATGCGGCGGCACACCACTCGGAGCAAAACCACTTATCGCCGCGTTGGCGGGTTTTGAATACCACGCCGACGGCACCGAACCAGTCGTAGGGTTGGCTGACGGTATTGCGGTATAGGCGGTCGAGCTGGCCGTGCTCATTGATGCTGTCGGGCAGCGGGATTAGATCCCACTTATCGGCGGGCAGCGGCATGGTTTTGGCGCGCACGCCGCCGTCGCGCACGGAAGAAGAAATGCAGTCGTACCCACCGCCTTCAGCCGGGCCGTAGGCAATCTCGGCGTGGCTGTATTGGCCGCGCGTAAGGGCACGGGTGAGCCAGTCGGTCGCCCTTGCACACCATACGCGCCAACCGGAGCCGTCCCGATGACCTTTATAGAGGGCTAGGTAGTATCTCGGCTTCATACTTGCGCCTCCTCAAGCTCGGCGGCTGGCTGCCTATCAAAGTTTGCCGTCCAGCCGTCGCTGTAGTCGTATTCCAGTGGGTGGGCGGCTTTAAGCATGGCCGCTTTGTGGCGTTCGGCATTAGCAAAGTCGGCCTGCTCGTCAATCAGCATCTGCTCCATCAGTTCGCCCAGCAGGGCTTTGGTCATAATCACAAAGCTGTTGTCCATCGTTTTCCAAGACAGTTTTTCAGGCAGCCTCGGCATGACTGCCAGCGCCAAATATTGGGTGCGGCTGGCATCATCGGTTTGAAACCACTTACCCACGCTTTTGACAAATACCCCATGCCGCAGGTTGTCATAGCGCTTGGCTTTGATGCGCTCCCACACTTCGGCCTGCTGCTCGGCTTTGAGCCGGGCGGCGCACTCCGGGTCGATATGCCACTGCTCGCCATCCCAAGTGCTGGATGGGCAGGGCGGCCGCTCGGCCAGCACCGGCTTGCCGTCTTTGCCCGGCATAATCACTTGCCCATTAGACTGCCCTGCCAGCAATTCGGCGTGTTGCTCGGGGCTAATTGCTACCGCATCTTCAGGTAGCCTGCTGTGGATTTGGTCGTCGTAAAATCCGCCGTTGGATTGTGAGTAATACAGTGTCATGAGTTATCTCCCGTTATTTGCCGATGGCGCGCCAAGCGAAGCCTTGGAAATCATTGGCGGCCGCACCTTGAGCCCATGTGTTAAGCATGGCGCTAAAGCCGGTGGCCGTTATTTCTCCCGCGCCGATGGTTAAGTCCGTGCCCACCGAGCCCGACCGGCCGCTGCTTTTGACGGTGATTTGCACGTTGTAGCACTCGGAGGTAAACGCAATGGGAAACACCACTTTAACCGGCCCTTCGCTTTGCCAGCCCATCAACACCTCGCCCCATTGGTCGATGAGACCGTTGGCCAGTTTGGTGTAGCCGTTGGTGCTGGCTTGGTGCTGCATGGCAGCAGCCATCTGCTGCTTAACCGCATCGCCCAAGTCGCTGATTTCAGCCGCGCGGTGGGTGTGCCCCTTGTCGGACTTGTTTTGCAGCCCGGCGGCCAATGTGGAGGCATCCAGTGCTCCGGCATTGGTTACTTTGCCAAATGCCTTAATCCACATCACCACGTCGTCCAAGCTGTTTTGAGCCTTGATGCACAGCACCATACCGATGTATTTCGGGGTGTTGTCTTGGTAATAAGGTTGCGCGGTGAATCGGTCGGTATAAGCGTGATCCCAAGAAAGGATAGTGGCGTGTTTCTGATGGTATCTGCCCTCCAACGCATCAACGTGGTTTTGCGTAATCTTCTTACTAGCTTGGTTGTCGCCCTCAGTACCGTTAAATTGGCCTAAGCTAACAAAGAACTGGTCTCCAACCTTAACCTCTGTCGGGGTGTAGTAGTTCTCATACGGTAGCGGCCTCCAGTTGAAGTCGTCATTACCGTAAGCAGCGTAGGCAATCATATGGTGGTGGTCGCCTACCTGCCACGGATACTGTTTGCCGATTTGGCTGTTGTCGCTCACGTTGCGCACAAAGTAATCAGCTACCGGCTTGACGTTGGCAATGCTGCCGTACTGTGCCACCAGCTTGCGGTAGAGCTCGGGATAGGCGGCCTGCGTGACCTTGGCGGCAATCTCGTCGTACTTAATCCAGCCGTCCGGGATGTCGTCAAAGGCAAAATAGGCGTTCATACCTACATCGGAGCGCGTGAGGTCGGGCAGCTTGTTGCCGCCCAATACGCGGTACAGGTCGGGATAGGTGGATTGATTAAAGGTGCTGCCGTCGGCTTTCAGGTAGCCTTCCGGGCTAGTAATCGCGCGCGGAAAGCCGATTACCGCGCCTACGGGTAAGCCTTTACCGCCGGCCTGCTCGTCGATGATTTTGCGCAAAGCCTCGACCACTTGGTTGGGCTTGGCTTTATCCGGCTGGATACCGGCCGCAGTCAGCACGGCCAGCAGCTCGGATTGCACTTGGTTGAGCCACCACGCGGGTAGGATGGTGCCCAATTCGGACACGCCGTCGCCGTCGTGGAAGGTCTTATCGGGGGTTTCGATGGGGTGCATGGTTTAGTCCTTTAGCGGTAGGTAAATCGGATGGCGGTGTGGGCGGGTTTGAGGCGGTTGAACAGGCTCTCGATTACGGCATCGCTGTATTGGCTCAAGCGGCTGCCGGCGGTGCCGCTGCCTGCTCGAAAGCGCCACACGGTTTGCGATTGGGCGGCCACATCCACCCACCACACCCACATAATGTCTTCGCGGGCGAGGCGGTCGCCGGCGCGGTTTACACCAGCGCGGAAGGGCTGCGGCTCGCTGATGGTAATGGTGTAGCCTGCGGCGGCGGCCAGCCGGATAAAATACGGGATGCTCAGGCCGCCGGTCTCATTGAGTTTGGCCAGCACGTCGGCCACGCGGCGGGCGTAGTTGTCGGGCTGCTGCGGGTTGATGCCGAGCAGGCGCTCCCAGCGTGCGATGTTGCCGCCGGCAGTGGGGGCGTAGGCGGCAGCCAGCACCTGTGCCGACTGTGCCTGCACGCCGTCGAATATGGCGGCTTCCGCCTGCCGCTCGGCGGCCTGCCCGGTGGCGCGCACGTCGTAGCTGACGGGCGGATAGTAGAGGGGGAGCAGGTCGGCGTAGGTCATAACAGGGTCATCTCAAACGTGCCCAAGGCGAGCCATTGGATGTGCGGGGTGATGGTGGCGTTTTGGTTGGTGGCCGGGCTGTCGAGCACGCGGTCGCGCACGCCCGGAGTGTCGCTAATCAGTGCCTCGATATGGCTTTTATAGACGGTGTCGCCCGGCTTGATGGTTGCAAAATAAGCCGACAAGGCACGGGCGGAGGCATCCTTAACCGCAGGCAGGGTATAGCCGTCGGCCAGCGATACGCGCACCGATACATTGAGCGGCACGCGTTGCGGCGCCATCACCTGCACGTTTTTGGCGGTAACCGGGCGGCGCTCGTCGATATATTGCTGCACGGCACGCACTACATCGGGCGACGGCAGGCCGGACGCAGTAAGGATGGCCACGTCCACCGTGCCCAAGCCGCGCCGCAACGGATACACAAATGCTGCCTCCACCCCCGGCACGGCCATTGCCCAGCGGTAATAGTCGTAGGCATTGCCGCCGGCGGGCGGCTGGCGCAAATGCGACAGCAGCCTGTCTAACAACGCAGCATCGCTCTCGATATCGGTGCCGCCCACCATGCTGGTGAGCACGGCATCTGCCTCAATGCCGGCAGGCGGGCTTTGCAGTTTGGCCGGGGTATTGTCCGGCTGGTTTCCTACCGCGCCGGTGCTCAGGCAATGGCAGGCCAACACCGCCTGCCCGCTGCCGTCGGTTTGGCCGGCGGCAGAAGTCTGGTAGGCGGTGTCGCCTACTTGGGCCACCAGCCCGGCAGGCAGCACGGTATTGGGCGCGCCGCTGATGCGGATACTGCCCGCCGCGGCGGCGGCACTCTTGCGCCAAATGCGGTACATGGCGCAATGGCGCTCCAAATAGGCGGTGTCCGCCGTATCGGCAAATACCTGCCGCAAAATCCACTCTTGATGCTGATATTGCCCCTCGGCCAGTGCGGCCAAAGCGGTGGCGCGGGCGTAATTGTCGCTGCCGGGGTGGGTGTGGGCGGCAGGCTGCTGGTTGCTCAAATCGCGCAGGTAGTCGCTGCGCAGTTGCTCAAAGTTTTTGGTTTTCATGCCAGCCGCACCTCGTGGATTAAATTCAAACTCCGGCCGCTTGCATCCACCGCCGCAATATCCAGCCGCAGCCAGCCGCGCCGTGCCAAAGAGGCGGCCACATTGATGCGGCGGGCGCGGCTGGCATCCAAAATAGGTTGCAAGGCCTGCTCGGCATACTGCTTGGCCAGCACCGCCATGCGCGGCAGGTCTTTCATGCGGCGCAATTCATGCAGGCGGCTGCCTAATGCAGGTTCGGCCCAGTAGCTGCCAAGCGGGGTAACCAGCCGCACATAGACTTCGTTTTCGATGCCTTGCGCGGACTGATTCGGCAGATAATCACCGGTGGTGGGGTTAAGTAAAGCGTCCATAGCCGCATTATGGGTTATGGACGCCGGGGGAACTGCTTGAGTGGCTTCAGAGGGCAGCCTAAATAGGGGCGCCGGTGGTGCCGCCGCTGTCGCCGGGGTGCTGGTGGCCGGTGAGGGATTTGCCGGAAGCCACCACGTCGCCGTCAGTGGTGTAGTTGCCGCCGGTTTGGCGCACATCGCCCTCGAAGCTGGCGCCGTTGCCGCCCTGAATCGCCATGCCGCCGTTGCCGTTGATTTGCCCGGCGGCGGTGATTTGCTCGCTGCAATTGACATTGGGCGCCTCAACATTGACCCCGCCCGGCGCTTTAATGTTGAGCACTTGGCAGTCGATATCGATGATGCGGCCTTTTTTAAGCACGACTTTGGCACCGTCGGCGTTGTACACCGCAGTCTCGCCCTCTTGCAGGTTGGTGATGCGGTAGGCGCCGTTGCAGGTATTGACGACGATGCCGTGGCTGGTCTGGCCGCCTAAGGGCAACACAATGCAGTCGCTGCCGGCAGGCGGATGACCTGTGAAGCCGAACTGCTCGGCATGCTCCAAAGCCTGCACCGTCTCGCCATCCAGCCCCTCGATTTGCGCGCGCTGCACGCCAGCGGCGGCATCAGTGCGGGCGATTTTGCCCCTGAATGCCTGCCGGATGCCGCCCAGCATCCGCTTGATGCGGCCGTCCACTTGTTTAGCGTCCATTTATCGTCCTTTTATCCTTATTCAAAAGCCATCGTCTGTCTTGCCTGACGGCCTTTCCGCCCGCTGCTGCGGCGTTTGCGGCTGCCCCTGCGGCGGCCTTTGCTGCCTTGGCCTTTGTTGTTTTTCGGCGGCTTGGCCTCAGGAATCCACGCCTTGTCCTCTTTGAGGGTGAGGATGGTTTGCGTGGGCTTGCCGCGCCCGCCCACAAATTTGCGCGCCATCAGGAAATAGATGCCGTCCAGCCCGTCCGGCTCACTCAATACTTGCAGACGCTGGCCGGGCTGCCACAGCACGCCGTCGTCGTTGCGGTGGCCTTGCACGGTGGCGGTGATGGTAAGGCCGTCCAATTTGCTGTCGCCCAGCCGCTTCTTGGCCTTGCGCTCGGCGGCGGCTTGGTTGTCCACATCCGCCTCCACGATAATCAGCGGGCGGTGCACCTTGACCGTGTCGTCTTTTACCGTGGCGCGCAGGTTGTGCTTGCCGCTGTGGCTCTGCCCCAGCACGGTAATCTCACTATAACGCTGCGAAAAATCGCGCTCCACCTGCAACTGCTCCACGTTGTTGCCCTGCCCGGATACGCGCACAATCAAATCGGCCACCGGCTTGGTGGTGTAGTCGGGTCCGCCGATCACCAGCGTGCCGTCCGGCTCCAGCCACGGCCACAGCCCGTTGGCCTCGGCATACTGCGCCAAGGCATCCCAAGCGCGGCTGCCCGGCTCGATTTGCACTTTGTTGGTGCGCGCGGTTTGCGCCGCATCGATGCGGATTTTGCTGATGCCCAAGGGTTTGACGATGGTGTCGATAATCTGCTTTAAATCCATATCCTGCGCGTTAAAAATCGGGCAGGAGCAATCCAACAGGATGCCGGCATCGTCGCGGCCGGAAATGGTGAGCGTTTTTTGCCCTTTGGCGGTGGTGGTGCTCACGCGGTCGATGCGCCCGCTCAATACGGTATCCTCGCCCACCCGCACCTCCACCGTGTCGCCCGGCTGCACCGCATCCGGTTTGGCGTCTACCGGCCGCCCGAGGGTTACCTGAAAATCATCGGCCGGGGTGAGGAGGTCGCTGTCGATGTCGTAGTCTGTCCACTGGCTGTGGGTTTTGCCTGCGATGAGCAGGCTTACGGTGTTATTGGGCGTAGGCATTTAATACGGTTCCGCGGGCGATAAAGTTGGGATGCACGATGCCGGGATTGAGGCGCAGCAGCTCGGCTTGGCGGCTGTGGTCGCCGTACCATAAAAAAGCCAGCAGGTGCAGACTGCTATCCTGTGGCACCACCTTTTGCACCAAGGGCGGGCGCAGGTTAATCAAGGCCTGTGCCTGCTTTTGCAGGGTATGCGCCAACGTGCGCACGCTGTCGGCCAATTCGGCGCTGCCCTCCAAATAAGGCTGCTGCGGCAACAGGCGGCGCTGTTCCAGTTGGCGGTAGAGCTGCTCGGGATCCGGCGGGTTGTCCTGATACAGCGAGAGCAGCAAGGCGGCCAACTGTTCGGCCTGCTCGGCGGAAGCGGAGAGCATCATCACCGCCAAGCGGTTGGCGGCCAAAGCGCTATTGAGCTGGGCACGCACATCGGCCAGCAGGCGGCTGATTTCCGCCGGCGTAAGTTCTGGCTCGTCCTGCTCGGCGGCGAAAATATCCGCCAGCTCTTTGGCCAGCGCGGTGCTGCCCACAATGGCAATCGCTGCCGTGAGCGCGGCCACATCCGGCAAGGCGGCCTGCGAGCGGGCGGGCGTGGCGCCGTTATCCAAGCCCTGCCGGTATTGCCACGGTACGGCGGCGGCCGTTTTGGTACCGCCGGCCAAATCGCGCCAACCCGATAGGCTGCTTTCCGCCGTGCGGTGCATCCCGGCCAGCGCGCCAAACACGCCTTTGAGCTCGGTGAGCAGCACGCGCGGGCTGTTGAGCAGGTTCAGGCTACCTGAAAATACCCCGTTCACTTGGCCGTACAGCCGCCCGATTACGTTTAATACCGCCGCGTGAAAATTGTTCCACCTGTGCTGCTGGGTGCGGATTTTGCCCAAGGCCTTTTCCAGCACGGCAAAACCTTGGAAGGCGGCCAAGTCGGCCACCCAATCCGCCTCGTCGGCCAAGGCCAGCGCCAGCTCGCGCCCGAAAAACGGCGCGGCGGCCACGCTCTGTTTGAAGCTGATATTGATTTCGGCATAGTCCGGGCTGTCCTCGCTGTGCCGCACCTCGAAATCGGCCACCACCGTGTCCGGCACGCTGCCGTAAATCGGGTGCACCAGCTCGCCGCTGCCGTGTTCGCGCAGCACTTTGAGCAGGCGTTGCAGCCGCGCCTCGTAGTCGTCACCATACAAAACGGCGGTAAGGTTAAATTCCAAGGCTTCGCAGCCCGTGTCCTCAATATCCGAGCCGTCCACAAAAGGGTAGCTGTGCTCGGCCAGCGCGTGCACGCCGCGCAGGGTGTCGCCGGTGGCCTCGAAGGCCACGCCCTTGTAACTGGCATCAAGCAGGGTATCTTGCCAACTCATCTGTTAATTCCTCCGATTGTCGCGCTCGGCGGCTTGCGATACGGCGGCGGTGATGTTGCCGCCCGACACCGATACGGTTACCGGCACCGGCTGCCGCGCCGCTGCCGCCAACTGCCCCGCTGCCGTGCCCATCAGGCGCGAAGCCTCCAAAAACTGGGCGGCGGCCTGCTGGTTGTGATTCACCGCTTGCGCATATTGCTCGCTGGATTGCTGATAGGTTTGTGATGACTGCTGGATTTGCTCCGCGCTTTTTTGCAATTCCGGGCTGTTGAGTGGGGATTGGTTGGCCGCACGCGGCGAATCGCTATAGGTAATCAGCGGCGAGCGCGGCATGGCCTGCCCTTGATACTGTTGGTTTAATTGCCGCATCCTTTCCAGCGCCGCCCCTTCGCCTGCATTCAGCTCTTCCGAATGCAGCAGCAGGCCGGCGGCAAAGTTTAAACGCGGTGCCGCAGTCAGCACGCCGGTACCCCAGCTTAACGCACCGCGCCCGAAACCAAGTGCACTACCTCCCACTTTAGACAGCAGATTGCCTGCCCAGCCTGAGCCGCCGCTGCGAAACAACGATAAAAGGCCGGCGCCAAGTCCTGCACCGCCTGCGGCTTGTGCAGCCAAAGTGGCTTTGGGATAGCGGGAAGAGACTTCCGTCCATTTGGTTTCGGCAGAATTCAGGGTATCGAGCGCGGGTTTGCGGCCGAGCTGTGCCAATGAGCGGTTTTGCTCTTGTATGAACAGATCATCCCGGCTCATTACACCGATTTTCCTATCCACCAAGCTATTGGTTTTCGGGTCAATCCCGGCCAATCCTTGGATATATTCCTGCACCTGTTGTACATCAGAGGCGGCCAACAAACCGGCTTTGGCTTGAATATCCGGCAAAATTCGCGACAGCACGAAACCGCGCATGATATTCATCTGCTCGGCGGCGGTTTGGTCGCCGGCATCGGCCTTGGCTTTAAGTTGTTGGTATTGCTGGTCGCGCTCCAGCATGGTGTTGGCCAAACGTGATAACACCTGTACCGCGTTTTCGCCGTTGGCCTTGCCTTGTAAAACTGAATTAGCCCAATCAACACCCTTGCTCGGGTCATTTGGATTATCCATGCGCGACAGGCGTTTTACCGTGTCGGCAGATAAGGTTTTTTCCAACAGGTTGCGCACATTGTTGGCGGCTTCGCTGTTGGAGCCGGATTTATTGGAGGCAGATTGCAGGATGGACAGTAGGTAATCGAAGCCTTGGATGCCGTTCAAGCCGGAGTTTTTGGCGGCAGGCAGCAAAGCAGGCAGCTCGGTTACCATATCGGCGATTTCAAAGTTGCCCTGCATCCCCGATTTCATGGCGTGTTCAAACGCGGTAGCCAGCTCTTCGCCTTGGAATCCGAAGTCGTGCAGCACTTTCATCAGTTTGGCCACACTCTCCGGATCGTATTGTCCGGCACCTTCGGCGGAGGCAATCATGGCGCGATAGGTGGCGGTTGCCCCTTTCTGCACCTGTTCGAAGCTCATGCCGTTAGCCATTTGGCTGTTGATCAGGTTGAGCGCGGCATCGGCATTGCCGCCGTTTTTGGCTACAAGCTCGGTTACCAAGTCGCGGATTTGCTGCTTACCCGTGGTAGCAATCCAATCAGACGTTTTGCTGTTATCTTCGCCAAAAGCCTGCCACGCCACTTGGCTGATATTGGCTTCAAGCTGTTTTTGGTTGTCCATGCTCGGTTTAAGCACGGTGTAGGCGCCCACCCCGGCGGCGGCCACTGTAGTCATAGCACCGCCCAAGCGTTGCCGCCAGCTGCCTGCGGCACCGGCGCCGCTGCGCAGTTCATTGTTCAACCGTTGCAGGTTGCGGCGGTTGGCTTCCGCCGCCCGCGCCAGCTCGCGCTGCGACAGCGTGCCGGAACGTGCCAAACGGTTATAGGCCGCCTGCGTGAGCTGCATTTCGCGGCGGATTTGCTGCTCGGAGCGGATGCCAAGCCGCTGGTAGGCACTGATGGCCTGCTGCCGCTGCCGCCCGGCCTGCGCCCACACACGCGCCTGCCCGGTGGCCGCACGCTGGCTTTCAGTCAGCAGCCGGCGCAGGCCTTGGCTGGCATTGTCCTTAAACTTGGCAACCAGTTCTAAGGTGTTACTGCTCATTTTTTCTGCCTTTTGCTGATGTAGGTGGTGGCACCCTTACCGGACGGTTTGGGCTTAGAGGGGGATGGAGGCGGTGCAGACGGAACGGGGATGGGCACCGGCATGGGTTGATAGGTGGATAAAAGCTGGCGTGCCTGCCGCACAAAGCTGTTGAGTTCGGGCAGCGTCATCTCACCCACCCGCTCTTCCGACAGCCCGAAGCGTCCGAGCAGCAACACCGCTAATCGGTAGCGGTCGAGTTCGGGCGCAGCCGCTTTTTTGCCAGCAATTCCTGCGCGAAATACAGCGCATCAAAATCGCCGGCGGCCAAACCGTCGGCCAACAGGTTGGCATCAATCTGTTCGGCGGGAATGTCGCCCAAGCGGTCGATGGCCAGGGCGTAGCTCTCCAGCATCCGCGCCTGCCCGTCCAACAGCGGGTCGATATTCATGTCTTCACGCACAGTTGGCAGGTGCATCACAAAGTCATAATGCAGGCTGCCTGCATATTCGATGCCGTATTTCAGGCTACCCGAAACTGTTTTGCGGTCATCGGCCACCACAAGGTTGTAATCGGTAACGGCAGCGGGGAGCAGGTCGGCACCAATGGAATTAGAGGGTTTTTTATCAGACATAAGAAAAGCCTTTAAACGTTGATTAAACCAAGATAAAGAGTAGGTTTAATTGTCGTTTAAAGGCTTAGGGGGAAGTAGTTGAGACGTTTCAGAGGGGTCGCTATTCTGCTTTCCTCACTACAAAAGCCACATTCCGGTTTTCTACCGTGATGCTGTATTTGTAGCCATCACGAATAATATCTTGAGTGGCTTCGCCTTGTTGTCTGGCGGCGGCATTCAAAACTTCAGGCAGTGCTTTCAGCAAATCTTGCCCAATGGCCAGCTCACCTAATTTGGCACGGCCATACGGCGAGGTCATCACCTGTATTGCCGGCAAAGCGTGAGCAACATCTTTCACGGTATTGCCGGTCATTTCATACCCAGCAGCCAAAGATAAGACATTTTGGTTATCGTCAATCTTAATAATAACCCCACCAAAATCGGTTACCATCATTACATCATGGCCGCATTCGTTTTGGACAATCTCTTTGTTGATTACCCGTGCTGATGCGCCTGTACTTTTCAGCCCGGCATCTATGTTTTCCAATAAAGTTTCAGCCGTCATGCCCAACGGCGGCGGGCAATAGCTGCTTTGCACCTGTGCTTCCGAAGCCGGTTCAGACACCGCCGGTGCCTGCTGCTCCTGCTTTCCGCAGGCGGCCAGCCCGAGGGCGATAAGCACGCCGCACAATAGTTTTCTCATTTTCCCTTCTCCATAAAAAAGCCCTGCCGATTCAGGACAGGGCTTGATTTTACCATTTTCAGGTAGCCTTTACTCCAGCACCTTGCGGATGGCAAAGCCGGTGATGTCGATCACCATCTCGTTGTCCACCGTGTAGCTTTCGCCCACCTCGGTTACGCAGAAACCGAGGTAGCTGGTGGGTTTCGCGCCGGGCACGTCGGGCACCAGTGAGATTTTGGCGTCCTCGATGCTGCCCCAGTTGATGGCGGTGCCGTCGGTAGGCATCACGGCGGTGGCAGTGATGTCGTATTGGCCCACGCCGCGGGTGAAGCCTTTGGTGCGGCGGCTGCGGTTCATGGTTTTCACGGGCTTGCGGCCGGTGCTGTCTTTGACGTCGATTTTGGTGATTTCCACCTCCGCGGCGTCGAGATAGAGGGTTACGCTGCCGATGTATTCGGTACTCATGTTTTATGCTCCTATAAATAGAGGTCTACCACCATGCCGACCACGTGCAGGCCGTTCACTACGTCGGATGGGATGCGCACGTCCAGCATGTTCACGTTTTGCCGGTCGCGCTCCACGATGAGGTTGGGCAGGTTGGCTTCCACCTGCTCTAAAATCTCCAGCTCTTCGCAGCGCATCAGCACGTCGATAAGCTCACTGCGCACCCGCGCCGGGGTTTTGTCGGAGAGTTTCTCACGCGGAAAGCGCAAGGCCACGCGCTGGATGCAGGCTTTGCTCACGTAAATCAGGGTGCGCACGGTGGTCACGTCCAGCAGGCTCTCGTCGGCGGTGCCGTTGGCGGTCTTGGTGTAGGTGGTAATCGCCCGCACAATCTGCGCCCGGCTGCCGTCCGGACTGGTTTCCACCGGTGCCACGCCGTTGTAGAGCGCGTTTTCCTGCTCGGTACGCATGGTTTTGTCTTTGCTGTCGCACAGGCCGATGCCTTCCAGAGCCAGCGTGTTCAACGGGCGGGCGGGGTCTTCTTCGCTCGCCATCACGGATGCAAAAGCTGCCGCCAGTTCGCACGGCAGGCTGGGCGTACCGCGATACCAGGCGCAAAGCATAAAACCGTTGTTGAGTTTGCCGGCCAAGGTGGTGGCGGTAGCCAAGGTGCCGCTGTGGCCGTACACGCCGACGGCCCAGCGTTTTTCGGTAGGCGCACCGACTTTTTCGAGGTGTGCACGCAGTTTGAGCAGATTGGCCTCGTCGCTGATGCCGCAGGCAATAATGTCGTGGCCTTCGGCGATTACGGCAGTGAGCGCGGGCTGGATGTCGGGGTTGGCGTCGCCGCCCGCCATTGCCGTAACGGCAGTAGTGATACCGGCGGCGGTGCAGGCCGCCAACAGGCGGATGGCATTGCCCTCGGTGCCTTTGTTTTTGGCGGTGATGGTCACCACGCCGGCGGCTTCGGCGGCAGACACCGGCAGGCCGGGCTGGGCGGCAATCGCAGCCTTGACGGCTTTGCCGACGGTATCGGCGCTGTCGCCGGCGGCCACAGGCACCATCAGCACGTCGGCGTTGCCGATGCCCACGCGCAGCACGCCCTGCGTGGTGGCATTGCCGGTAATGGTGATTTTGCCTGCGGCGGCCACGCCGGCGCTGTTGTCGGCCAGCGTGATGATGCTCAGGGCGGCATTGGCGTAGGCTTTAATGGCGGCATCGGCCATTAAATGTGCCTGACTGCCCGCACCGTAGCGCTCGGCCACTTCGGCGGCGGAATACACATCCGTCAGGGCGGATACTGCCCCCAAGTCGGTGGTGTGCTGGGCAATCAACAGCACGCGCTGCCGGTTGGTAGGCAGGTTGCGCATGGCGCGTTTGAGGTTCCATTCGGCGTACACGCCGGGTTTGCGCGTAGATGCCGGGATTTTGTCAAAACTGATGTTGGCGCTGGCCATTATTTGCCTCCTTTGGCGGGTTTGGGATCAGGCTCGGATTCGGCCTCGGATTCGCGCACCAAGTCGCCGCACTCGAGGCAGCGCAGATAGTAGGCGCTCTCCTCCACGGCGACGGCCTGATGCTCGTCGATATAGCGGTGCGGCTCGCCTTCCTTCGGCACTTTCAGGCCGGCGGCGGCTCTTACCAAGATGGTCATGGCGTATCTCCTAATTCAACTTCCGCCTCGATGGCGGGGGTGGGGTTGTCGGGCGGCGCGTGCACATGTAGGTTCGCACCTTTCAGTTCGGGGTCGGGCGGGCTGGTGGCCGCCTGATAGGTTACAAAGATTTGGTCGGGGTGCGGCGTCGATGGCGGGCTGCCCGGCGGCGGGGGCGGCGGCACTTGCGGCCAGTGGCCGTTGTCCAACGCCTCCTCGATCCAATGGGTGGCAAATTCGCAGGCATACACGCTCATGGCTTCCTGCCGCTCCATCCTGCCGTTAAACAGGGTGCGCACCGCGCGCGGCTGCAGCTTGTCGATGGCCAAGCCCAAATCCTGATTGGCCAGCAGGCGGCGCACCGCGTAAATCAGTTGGTAGCTACCGATTTCCCAGTGGCTGATGCCGCCGGCGCGGCTGGCTTCCTCGCTCCGCAGGGAGCGGGCGGCCACCATCACCACAAACTTGGCTTCGGCCTTGTGCTTGGTGCGGTTGACTTTAACGGCTTCGGTTTTGTCGATGCCGGCAAAAGTCACCCAAGCGGCCGGCAACTGCTGCACCACCTGATACAGCCCCTCGTCGTCCAGCTCGCCGCCGTAGCTGTGCACGCCGGTAACCAGCTTGCCCAAGCCTTGGCGCAGGCGCTGCACGATGGCAGCCTCAATAAGGGCGATCACGGCCGAATACCTTTTGTTGCGGCTTGTTAAACATCACGGTGTCGCCGGTGCCGAGCTGGCCGTTTTCAGGCAGCCCGCTGATGGTGGCCGTGCCGCGCGCCACCTGCTTGAGGTAATCGATGGCGTTTTTGTAGCGGGTGTCCATATCATCGTTGCCTTGGCGCATACCGGTGGCCAAGCGGTAGATGGCGATGTCGCAGCAGTACACCGTGAGCAGCCGCGGAATCTGCGGAAACGGCCGCGTGTAGCGGTTCAGGTAGCCGTCGATTTCGGCGGTGGCGTCCAATAGCGCCTGCTGTGCGATGTCGGCATTGATTTGGCCGCGCCGCTCTAAGTCGGTGAGCTGCAATACGGTGTTGTCGCCGTAGCGCAGGCACAGTTCGTCGAGCGTGGCATAGCTGATCATTGCGGCACGTCCTCGTCGTAGGCGGCATCGGGCGTCATCAACACCACGCCCTGTACCGTCAAATTCGGTTCGGCCAATAAACGCTGCCAATCGGCCTCGTCCATTGCGCTGCGTTCCACAATGCGGATTTCGCGGGTAAATTCGAGGCCGCAGCGGTAAAACCGCGTAGCGTTGCGGGTTTTAACGGCCACCATTTCCGCGCCCTCAACCGGTGCTTCGCCGCTGGCCACCGGCACCAATACCGGCTGTGCAGGCGGGTTGGGCTGCTCGGCAAGGACTTCTTCGGTTTCGGCTTCGTTCGGCGCGGTGTCAGTGTCGTCAGGCTTGCTCCCCGGCTGTCCTTCAGACGGCCTGGTTTCAGGCGGGGTGTCGGGATGGTCTTGCTGCTGTTCCGGCTGGTTTTCGGGCAGGCTGTCCTGCGCCTCCGGCTGCTGCTCGGTTTGACCGCCTTGCGCTTCTTGCTGCTGCTCGGGCGGATTGTCCGGCGTGCCTTGCAGCGGCTTTTGCACTGCATCGTCTTGGGGTTTGTTTTTTGCCATTTATTTGCTCCAAAACGGCGGCTTTAAACCGGTTAAAGCCGCCGCAAAAGGGGTTACAACAACCACGGGGTAGCGATAACCTGCACTTTGTTGTGGTGCGGGTTGTATTTGCCGTTCTCGTATTTGTCGGGTTTGATGATGCTGTTGGCTAAGTCGCCCATCGTGGTCGGTACCAACAACAGGGTCGGCTTGATGTCGAGCGGGCGGCCGCCGTCGCCTTTTTGGCTGATCATGGCGTCGTACACCTTGGCAAAGTTTTCCGGGGTCAATGCCTCGGTAGACATCGCGGCCATCTGCCAAAAACCAAAACCCACATTGGAGCGGCAATCAGCACCGTAGCGGTACTCGTTGCGCATAAACACGCCCTCGTCATCGCCTTTGGTCATGGCAGTAAACTGCATGGCCTTGCGCTCTTGGTAAATCAGCGGTTTTAGTGCGCGGCTGGTATCCAGCAGATACCACGGCGTGCCCTGCGTGCCGCCGGTGGCGGTAAACAGGTTTTTAACCAAGGTTTTGTTGCCGGTGCCGTCCACTTTTTCAAATACCGGGTGGTCGGTGTCAAAAAAGTTTTGGCCGTCGTAGCACAGGGTGGCGTTGCCTTTTTTCAGCAGCTCGAACACCTGCTGGTCGGGGAAGGCGGCAGCGGCGCGGCCCATCTCGGTAAACAGCGGCGCGTAAATGCCGATATTGTCGTCCTCGATGTCGTCGCGGTTTACTTTGACAGAGCTCTCAAAGTGTTTGTTGGCAATGGCGTAGCTATGCGCTGCCATATCATTAAAGGCACGATCGCCCACCCACTCCCTAAAACCCGGCCATTGGCCGAGCCAGCCGTAGGTGTTGGATTTGGTGCTGGATGGCACCACGGTGGCGATGTCCTTATATTGGCTTTTGGCAATCTGCAAGCCGTCTTGGTAGTTTTTCTTAAAGCCGGTCATCAGGGCTTTAAGGGCGTCCGGGGTAATAATCATGGCTGCTTACTCCTGTTTTTGTTTTGCGTAATCTTCGGCGCTGATGCCCAGCATCTCCGCCACCTTTGCCTCGTCGGCAGTCAGGCCTTTTTCTGCGGCAGCAGGCGGGATGCCGCCGGTCTGCGTGGCGCTTAGGGCGGCCAAAGGCTGCGCCGTGGCCAAAAATTCGGCCAGCGCCTGCGGGTTGGATTTGCCCAAGCCTTCCGCCCATGCCTTTTGTGCCGGCAGCAGTCGGCCGTCGGAGAGGGCGGCGGTAATCAGTTGTGCGGTTTTCTCCGCTTCGTGTGCAGCGAGCTGCTGGCTCAAAGCGGCCACCTGCTGCTGCAAGCCTTGCAGTGCCGACAGCGGCACCTGCTGCGAGGCGGCGGCGGTATTGGGTGCGCCGGTCTCGTCATTGGCCGGCTGGCCTGCCGGTGCGGCAGGGGCGGCGGGCGGGTTCGGCTCGGCCGGCTTGTTTTCCGGCTTGGCCGCTTCTTTGGCGGCGGCCAAGGCTTCAGCCAGCTTTTTGCCGTCGGTGCTGCTTTGGATTTGCTGCATCGCGGCCAGCTGCTCCGCCTCGCTGGCGGTTTCAGGCAGCCCGAGCAGCGACAGCATCAGCTTTTGTGCTTCGTTCATTGCTTCGTCCTTTTGAGAGGGTTGGAGGGGGTTAAGTAATCGGGAGGCGGCAGCCAAGGCCACCGGGTCGAGTTGGTCAAGCGCCGGGGTGTTGGTGAGCGCGGGCGGCAGTAAATTCAGAATGTCGCCTGCGGCCGTGTATTGAAACACCGGCGAGATATAACGGTATTCGCCGCCGGCAATCCGCTGCTTGGCCGCGGCCGTCCACTGCACCTCGGCATACAGCCCCTTGCCGTCGACCCATTCAAAACCGGAGAGCCAGCCCGATGCCGGGTTGGGCTGTCCGTTTTGTGAGGTAAACAGGGTTTGATGTTCGTAATCCACCATCAGCCGTACCGGCCGCGCATTAAGCTCGGCCACCAAGGCGGCGGCACGCTGCGGGTTTAAACGCCAAAACGGCGCATCAACCGGGCGGCCGTCGTTGGCGCGGAACTCGCCGGCGGGAATCAGCTGGATGCGCTGCACCGTACCGTCCACCGGGACGGAACAGGCAGCCAGTAAAAACGGGGGAGAGGTATGCTTGTTCATGGCCGCATTGTGCAGCCGGAATTGGGGAAAAAATCTTTGAAGCGCCTCACTTGGTTTTGGCGCGGATGAAACAGCCGGCGGGGCGGCTGCGGTGCGATGGTTATAAAGAGGCTATAAAGCGCGTTTTTTAGCGGGGGTCTGGCGCGGGGATATACCAAACTATACCCAAGCCGTTTAAACGCCGTTTGGCGCGATTTTGGGCGGAGTGTCGTTAACTGCCTTTCGGTAGGCCGCAGACGGAGGCCAAATAGTCGCTCACCGTCTCCACCAGCTCGTGCTCGTCTTGCGGCGTGAGCTGCATAAACGGACGTGCCGGGATGCGGCTGCCGGGGTGCTTCACGCTTTTTACCGGATACGCCCCGGTGGCCCATGCCAGCGCCTTTTTGTGGCGCGGGTAAATCATGTGCGCGGCGGTTTGCCCGCCGAAGTTGTGGATGGCGGCATAGGCCACATTGGTTCCCACCCGCGCGCTATCGTTGTCGCTGGCCTCGGTGATGCTGTTGCGCAGGCGGCCGGTGTTTTGCAGGATTTTGTGGTTACGCACATGCTTGTCAAACCGCGCCTGCGATACCTGCCCGCGTTTCGTCAGCGCCCCGGCACGGGAGAGCTGGCTGCCCAGCTTCAGCCCCGCCCAAGCCGGGCGGCCTTGGTTGTTAAAATTTTCATCCACCGCCTGATGCAGCCTGCCGGCAATCAGGCGCATCAGGCTGCCGCGCTGCTCCAATCCCTGCGCTGCGCGGCTGATGTTTTGCTGCAACTCTAACGTCTTGATTTCGATTTCGATCATAGCTATACTGTAATTCACAAATAGGGCGGGAGTTTCCTAATGTAATGCCGCAAGGCTAAGGCTAAAGGTTAAGCTCGTATCACGAGGTTATGATGTAGGTTCAAGTCCTACCACCGCCTTATTTACCCTATTTCAAATCCTTCCCGTGCAGCAGGACATATTTAGGCCAATCCGTGCCGGTTCTCTTAATTCTTGTTCCTGTATCCACCACATTCACAATCAGGTTTTCACGCTTGCCCGTAGTGGGATTTTTCGAGCGGCGGAAGCCGTCATAATCCATCTGCACCACCAGCTTATACAGATAATCCGCATCCATCGGGTCTGCGTAAAAGTAGAGCAAGGACGGGTTGGTTTCGGCGTTGGCCGCCGCCTCAAAATATACCGATAACGGCTGGCGGATATGGTCGGGCAAATGCTGCCAGAAATGTGCCGGCAGCGTCTTATCCACCCCGGCCTTAACCGAACGTTGGGCATGGCGCACCAAGCTGTCCGATGAGGCAATAATCGCACTCTGCGGCAACGGCAGTTGCCGGCGGGCCAACTCATCCAAAGTGTGGAGGCCGACCGCGCCGACAAATGCAGGCTGGTTCTGCGGCCGGTTGGCCGTCATCAATCTCTGATAGGCCTGATACAAATCATCTGCCACCGCCCGGCGCAAAATCAGGTTATCCAATGCCTGATTAACCGACATACTCGCCAACCGCGGCGGTAAATCCACCGCCCGTTGCATTTGCAACTGCCCCAGCTGCGCCAAGTGCCGCTTGCCCACGTTGCCGTCAAAGCCGCGGTCGGCCATAAAGGAGCGACCGTCGGCCAAACGGATGGCGCGGGTCGGTTCGGTGTCGCCCGCTTTATTCACCACGCGGTACACCTCCTCCAGCCGCCCCTCGCTGTCAGAAACCTCCAGCCCGCGCCGGGTCAAATCGGCCGCGCTGTAGGCGGTTACCGTGCATCGGCAGTTAAAGCCGTTGGGCGGATAATAGGTATCCCAAAACGGGTCGTCGATGTGATACACCTGCCCGTGCAGCTCGCGGTGCAGCGGGCGGGTGCGGTTGTCCATAACGGCGGTGTATTGCAGATAAGGCATGGCGGCACGGTTGTCTTGCAATTCCTGCCAACGTCCGGCCATATACGCATTTTGCATATTGGTGCGGTAAATCACCTCCAAGCGCTGCGGCGTGATGCCTTTGCCCAGCAGCTCGCCGGTGGCGGCATCCACCATATCGCCTGCCTGATCCAGATGCAGCCCCTTAGCCGTCAGCTGCCGCTCCACCGCATCCCTAAATTTGGCAAACGGCGTGCCCTTGGCCACCGATTCGCCCAGCGCGCGGTGGATGTCGGCCACCACATCCTGCCGGTAGATGCCGGCGATGGTCTGCGCCTTGGCCGCTGCTTGTTGCATCCGCTGCGGCCAATCGGTCGGCACCGTGTAGCCCAAAGTCTCAAAATAACGGATGGCACGCTCCGGCGGCAGTCCGAAGGCATAGGCCAAATCCACTTGATTAGCGCCCACCGATCTGCCCCCACAAGTCCGCCACAAACAGCATGCGCCCCAGCGCCTCTTGCAGCTGCGCGGTGTCCAATTGCGGGTAGGCCGCCAGCAGGCGTGCCGCCGCATCCTCGTAGCTGCCGCCTTCGGCGATGGCTTGGCCGAGTTGCTTAATCAGCGGCTCGAGCAATGCAGGCAGCTCGGTATTTTTCAGGTAGCCTGCAATACCGTCGTCCAATGCCAGCTGGTCGGGATAGATGATTTCGCCCTGCCGCGACAAGGCTACCTGCCGGTAGCGGCTGGCCTGCGCCTGCCGTAGTTCCGGCTTGGCATCACGCATGGCCAGCATGTCTTGGTCGTCTGCCGCCTGCGGGATGGCCAGCTTTTCGTGCGCCCATTCCAGCGGGATTTTCATGCCGAGCTGCACCAATTCGGGCAGCGCCTCGGCATACAGCTTCATGTCTTCCGGCTGGCGGGTGTCAAACTCAAAATAGGGGATGTTGGCTGGGTCGGTGATGCCCTTATTGAGATACAGCAGCGGCGCAATGAGCTGCCGGGTCAGCGTGGCCGCCAGCTGCTTGGCGTCGGACGCCAGCAAGTCATGCCGCACTTCATTGTGGATTTGCCCCAGCGCGTTGGTACTGGTTTTGCCGTCTGCCTGCGTGGTCAGCGTGCCGCCCAAGATGATTTTGGATTGGGTGCGCTCGCACCAGTCCACCATGCTCATAAAGGTGTCGCCGCTGCCGCTGGCCGCGTCCAACAACTCCAGTATCATGGTTTCCGGGATGATGCCAGCCGCATTGTGGCCGATGCCCACCAGTGCGTTGAGCAGGGTGGTTTTTTCTTTGTCCGACGCGCCTGCCGGGTATTTCCCGAGCCGCACCGGCAGGCCGTAAATCTCCAAAAACTCGGCCAAGTCGCGCACCGAGTAGTTTTTAAACAGATACGGCCACGCCAGCGAGCGCATCAGCCCGCCGCGCGCCAAGAAGCCGCTGCGCGCCTGATGGCGGTGCACAATCCAGCCCAGCGGCCACAAGTCCTGCGGCTCCTGCCCGTTCACGCCCAGCAGCTTGAGCCGGTTGTGTTTCAGGGTAAACCAACCCTGCGGGCGGTGGGTAAACTTGGCCGGCAGCCATAAGCCGTCCACCTGCTGCCAGCTGATTTCCACCGCGGCGAAGCCGTGGCCGAGCGCATCCAACAGGTCAAACAGCAGCGCCTCAAAGTCCGGCAGGCCGTAGAGCCAGCCCGCCACCTCTTCCGCCAGCTGCCGCCCGGCCTCATCGGCATTTTTCGGAGCGGATACCCGCCAATCCAAGCCGGTTAAAGCGCGTTTGCGCTTGCTCATTTCGGCAAAGATGTGGCCGTCTTTTTCCTCCATATCGGCAAACAATTCCGACTGCGCCGTGATGTCGCCGTCTTCCGCCCCCTCTAAAATCTGGTGCAGCTTCTGCGGTGTCAGTCCCTTGCTCGGATGCTCGCCGATGGTGCCGCGGGCTTTGGCCAGCTGCGCGGTCTGCTCGCCCTTGCGCGGTGCTTTCGGCGCAGGCTCGGTGTTGCCTGTAATAGCGGATAAAACGGCGGTAAAACGGGATTTGATAGACATAATTAAGCGGCAAGATGCAGTTAATCTTGCCGCTATTGTCAGATGTAAGGCCGTCTGAAACCGTTTGAGCCGCCTCAGCGGGTTGTTACCAAGCGCCGCTGCCGAAAGTCAGCACCCCGTTGCTGTCGTTGTGGCGCGGTACGGCGGTGTAGTCAATCGCCCCGAAGCCGCTTTGCGCCAGCATCCACAGCATATGCAGTGCATCGGGGCCGTCGTCGTGGTCGGCATCGGGAAACTCCCGCAACTGCTCAATCAATACACGCTGCTCCGGTAACAGTTTGATAAATCCGTTGGCAAAATGCGGCTGGATACTTTCAATTCTCATCACTTTTTCTGCGCTTGGTTTGACTCCGCGCGCAGGAACATGCGCCCCCTGTTTTGCCGCCTCTTTAATCAGTTCGTCCTTGAAGAACTCCTGAAACTGAACGGTTTCGATGACCCACAGTAGGCAGCTGTACTGCTTTTGCATTCTAATGACATCCTGAATAATCAGGCTCGGGACACGCTTCTTGATGGACGCCTCCACCACAAACAGCGTGCCGGTGGCGCGTTGGTAGCCGCCGACAAGAATGGCAGACGGATCAGTGCCTTTGCCCTGTTTGCCCAGTGAAGGATCAACCGCACCAAAATACACGACATCATGCGGCAGAGTGCGGTAATAACAGTTGTCCAAATAATCAGCAAAAATCGCATTTTCGGGATTGCCCGGCTGATTTTGATATTCACAGTTAAAAACATGGATACCGTCGCGGGCGCGGATTTTCATCAGGGCGAGAAGCGGTCGTTTGCTCCAACTCACTTCGCTGCCTTCCAACATTGCCGCTTCGTTTGCTTCGTAAAACGACTGAGCCGCCTTTTCGTTGGCGCGGTTTTCTTTCGGCGTGTTACGGTAGATATTTTCCCATTCCGCCCACAAGTCCATATTGACAGGCCACTTCATGATGGCGGAAAAGCGCACACTGCGCCAAAACGGGTTTTTCAACACCCGAGCCAATACGCTGTCCAAACATAAAATCGTACCGACATATAAAATGTCGCACTTCGCGCCCGCGCCGCCCAAAGGATTGATAACGCTGCCTATCCACTTAGTCAGTTTGTCGCGCAGGCGGATGTTTTCGGTGTGTTTTTCATTTTCCAAGTCGTCGAGATAGACCGCATCGGGGCGCACCTCGCCTTTTTTCGCGCCGCGGATGCCCTGTCCTGCGCCATAGGCTTTGAATTGGTTGTTTTGGCGGGTTCGGATTTCACCGATACGCCATACCTGCCCCTGCCCGCAGACTTCGGGAAAGTCCAACTGCAACGCGGGATTGTCGGTCAGTTCGGTTTTGATGGCTTCGACGATGGCGTCGGCTTGGTCTTCGGTGTCGGACACGATGACGGTATTGTGTTTGGCATTGCGCACTTCGCGCCAAAGGGAAAACGCCTGTACGGTCAACGATGTTTTCGCTTCGCCGCGCGATGCCGCGCAACCCTGCAAGACCGACTCCGGTTCTTTTTCGATTTCGGGCAGTTCTGTGTATGCCCATGTATGGAAAACAGATTCGCTGTCGTCGGGGAAATAATGCGGCAGATAAGTCTTGCAGAAAAAACGGAATGCTTCGGGCGTACACTGCATCACTTTGGCGCGACGCTCGGCAATATCCGCAGGTGCGGCAGACAATCCGATATCCGCCGCACTGATGCGCCGGTTGATGTCTGCCCGTATGGCGGACATTCTGGCGCGCAGTTCGGATTGGCTTAATTTTCCCTGCATGATTAAAACTCTTTCTCAATGACAGTTTGAAAGCCTTGTAGTACCTCATCAAACGCAGCCAACATATCGGGATGCCGGTCTGCAATATAGGCAAACAGTTTTTCGATGACTTTAATGGCAACCGCAGATTCCTGTATTTCGGGCAATACCCGCTTGTTTGCGGCCACGGTCTTGTTATAGGCATCGGCCAAACTGGCCAACAGCTTGACCTTTTCTGCCGGGCCTAGGTCGCCGTCCTGTTGCAGCAGCTCCATGGTCGAGCTGTATTGTTGCAAGAAGCCGGCCATCGTTGCCCGCCCCAGCTCCTCGATGCTGCCGCCGGCCAAAGTGTAGGCGGCGCGCATTTTGTCCCAATCGTCGCCGCGCTCGCGCGCCTGTTCGCGCCAGCGGCGGGCGGTGGCCTGCGTGGTTCCGCACATGATCGCCGCCGTCTCCAGCGTTTGATTGCCGGATACATACAGCTGGCGCAGGCGGTCGCGGGTTTCTTTCGGGTGAGCCATAATCAATCCAATTTAAAAGCCGAATTTAGCGCGGATAAAGGCAATGCCGGTGGCCACCACGCCGCCGCTTACCGCGCCGGATACCGCACCGGCCAAGCCGCCGTTGGTACGGGCAATACGCTGGCAATCGGCCTGTATTTCGGCCAGCCGTTTGTCCATCGCTTCCTGTTTGGCAATGGTTACATCCTGTTTTGCGCTGATTTCGCGCAGCATGGTTACAACGGGGTCGTTCATGTTTTATCCGCCTTCCTGTCCAGCTTGTCGCTGACTTTTTCCAGTTGGTTTTTAATCTCGTTTAATAAGCCCAAAATCTCGCTCCGCGCCTCCCGCGCCTCGATTTTGGTTTGATAGCCCATTTCCACCGTATGCAACCGCTCGCGCAGCTCCTGCCGGTCGTGTTCGGCCTCTTTAAAGCGGTCGGCTAGGCTTTTGATGTAATACCACAGAGCGGCCACCAAAAAGCTCACCCCGCCGCCGAATACATACTCAATAGTCAAAGGCGTGCTCATCCGCATCCTCCCCAAATATCACTTGGCAATCGATACCGGGCTGCCGCCGGCTGCCCACATATAGGCAGGGGCGGCCTTTGTCCACATCGGCTTCCACTTCGCCGCAAACCGACAAAGCCTCTTTCACAGCCTGATACTGCTGATTCGGCGGCAGGCGGCAGTGTGGTAGGTAAAACACCACGCGCAGGTTGGCGGTCATGCCCATTTGGTAGCTCCAGCTGCCGGCCGACAGCTTGTGCTCCACCGAGAGCACAAATCCTTCCTGCTCGCGCGCCCGCGCCAGCTTAAGCTCGATGCCGGCATGATCTACCGCCAGTTGCTGTTGTACTAATTCGCGGTATCTACTCACGATTAGCCCCTCGGCCGTTGCCATACCAAGCCTGCCAGCCACGCGCCTGCGCATCGCGCTTGCCGCACCATGCGCCGTACTCGGCGGCGTGGTTGAGCAGCGCCTCAGGGCTACCTGAAACCGGCGGCGCTGGGCGTTCGTAATCGGCCAACAGTTCCGCCGGAGCGGGCGGCAAGGTCGGCCGCTCCACCACTTTAATCGGCGCTGTAGCCGAGGGCTTGTTTGTAGAGCTGCAGGCTGCCAGCGCCAAGGCCGCTATAACAACGGCCGCTGCTTTGATCGTTTTTGACTGCATTTGCTATCTCCTGTTTGATGCGTGTGGTTTGGGTGTCCAATTGACGGGTGGTTTCAGCCAGCTTGGCCGATTGCTGCTGCGAGAAGTCGTGCCACTTCTGTTTTTCCGCGCTGACTTCGGCCAGCTTGGCGCTGTAGGCGCGTTCCGCCTCCAGCTGTGCCTGTTGGTGTGCGGCGGCCACTGCGGCCATCTCAGTTTTAGCTTTGCCGTCGCGGTTCAGGTAGCCTGCACGGTAGCAGGTGGCCGCCACGGCCAAAGCCAGCAGCAGCGGCAGCAGCTTTTTCCACAAGCTACCTGCGGGCAGCAGCTTACTCAGTAGGGGCATCCACATCATTTTCGCGCTCCTTTCCTTGCTTGATTTGTGCCAGTTGCGGGATGATGCTCAAGCCGCGCTTACCTAGGACGTAACCACCCACAATGCAGCCGTAAACCGCCCATATTTCCATCGGCGCATCCGTTACCAAAAACTTGTAGGTCATGGCCGCACAGGAAACATTCGCCCAAATTTTGGTATGAGATGCCTGGCCGGTGGTCGGGTTGGTAAATGCCCCGGTCATCCAGTGTTTAAATCCGCTCATCGTTTCGCCTTTCTGCGCCGTTTGGCCGCCCGTTTGGCCGCTGCCACGCCGCTGCGCTTCCAGTTCGGTAGTGGCTGGTCCATCCACACATCGCGCCGTGGCGGCAGGTGCGGGTGGGTGTGCTTGGGCAAACTACCCAAAGCCAGAGCCACCAATGTTTTCTTCAGACTCATGCCGCTACCTCCGCCGCAATCGCTTCGGCCACCGCGCGGCAGATACTCCACTTGGTCTGCTTCCACTGCGCCAAATCCGCATCGTTGCTGATAAAAAACGGCTCCAAGATAATGCCGCCCGCCTGCGCATAAGCCAAACGGCTGTGCTGACCGGCATTGTCGGGCTTATAGCCACCCTCGCCGCGCAGCTTCCAGCCGCTGGCAGCGGCCACCGCCGCGCATATACGCTGGCAGGCCGCCTTGTTTTTCGGGACGGATAAGGCTTCAATGCCGGTGGCGGTTTTGTTGAGTGCCGCGTTGGTGTGAAATTCCACCGCCAAGCGGCTGCCTTTAATGAGCTTTACCGCATCACGCAACGGCATATTGCCCTTGCCCTCGCCGTCGGTTTTAACCTCTAAGCCGTAATCGGTACGCAGGATAGAGGCCACGATATTGCGCATGTCCTGCGCAATGTCCGCCTCGCGGTCGCTGCCGTTCACGGCGCCCGGGTCGGTGTTGCTGTGGCCGGCTGTAATGGTAATAAACATGATAAAAACCCCAGTGGTTACACTGGGGTTATTGTCCAACGGCAGGCTGCCTGAAAATGCTTGAGGTGGCTCACACGGTTAAAGCAGCGAGATTTGCCGGCTCTCCGGCGGCGGGGCATTGTCGGTCTTTTTGAGGATGTCCCACACCGTGCGGTCGGTAAGGTGGTGGCATTGCGCCAAATTCTGCACCGCCCAAAACGCGGTCATGTTATCGCGGCTCACCAGCTCGTCAAACTGGCGGCGGATTTTACGGTGCAGCAGCTCTCGCACTGCCCGTTCGCATTTCGGCAGCCACAGCCGCTGCCTTTGCCCGAAGGCGCGGCACAGCTTGTCTGCCGCCTGCTCGCCCACCACTTCGGCCAGCGCCGCATGGGTGGCCTGCCCGGCGCGTTTCACGTTGCAGCTCACCGGGAACGTGGTGCCGCCGTAGGCGCGCAGCAGCGCGAGCGTCGGCTCGGCGCCAATCAGCCCCACCATCTCCATCACGCTGTCGGGCAGCAGGTGGCGCACCGCATCAAAATCCGTTTCATCGTAGTGTTCAAACGACATTATTTTTCCCCTTTCCGGCGGTTGGCATAAATCTGCAAGGCCGCCACCAGTTTGTGCAGTTTATCGTCGGACAGCCAATGCACTTGGTCCACGCCAAACATCCGTTTGGCCATCCCGTGCGCATAAGCCCAAGTCAGGCCGTTATCCAACAGCAGCGCCTCTACCTTGCCGATCATCTTGAAGGCCGAGCGGCGCGGGCTGGGGCGGCGCCCCATCGGGCGGCTGGCGGCAAAACCCTGCCGCTGCATGGCCGCGAGCACCGCTTCCAGCTCACGCAGGGTCATTTTGGCGCAGGAGCTTTTGCCCGTTTCTCGGCGCAGCAGGGCACGGTAGGTGTCGTCGTCCAAACCCAGTTGCGCTTTGCCAATGTGGATTTTGGCTTTCAGTTTGTTCAGATTGGCCTGCATTTTTCAGGTAGCCTCTTGTAATGATCCACTCATGCCGCCGCATCCGGCAGCGGCATGGATTGAGCATCACTGATTCACCAGCTCTTTGAGCTGCGCGCTCGGCTTAAACCGTACCTTGCGTTTGGCCGCCACCTGCACCGGCTCCCCGGTTTTCGGATTGCGGCCGGTACGGGCGGCGGTTTCCACCACCTCAAACACGCCGAAGCCGTTGAGTGGCACCCTCCGTCCGTTGGCCAAAGCCTCGCGGATGGTATGCTGCACCGCCAGCAGCGCAATTTCGGCTTCGGCGCGGCTCATCTTGCCGTGTTCGGCGATAGCCTTAATTAAATCCGGTTTATTCATGGTTTAACTCCTATTTAACTGTTTTAAACTGCGGCAAACCGTGCCGCGCGGGTTTCAAAAATTGGGAATTACACATTTACACATAGTGTAATTATCGGGTTGTTATGGGTTTCAGGTATCCTTAACCATTGTCTGCCCTTCATCGTCGGTTACACATTTGTTGCCGTTTATCCAGCCTTCTTGGTAATCCACCTCGCTGGCCTTGACCTGTACGGCATGGGCTTTGACCTCGTCCCAATCCATGCTGTTGGCCGCCCAATCTTCGATTTCAAATTCATGCGTGGTAAACAGCCGCTCGGTTTGGGCTTTGACCTTCTCGCGGTCTTGGCCGTCGCGCTCGGCGTAATAATCGGTGTAGGCATCAGCGATAACCTGCACCGGCACGCGCCAAACCGAAAAATCGGGCATTTCTACCAATAGATATTTCTTCATTTTTTCAAGCTCCTACATAGCAAACCAAATTGCGGCACTGATGGCAAACCATATAGCCGCCCAGGCAAACCACCAGCGGCCTTCTCGGCGGTAGGCTTCAGCCGTGGCACAGTAGTGCCGTGCCAACTCCAGAGCGCGGTAGCCGCAAGTATTGATGGTGTCGGACACATCAATTTTCAGGGTGCAGTTGATTTCTCTGCCTGCTTTATCGGCGCAGGACTTGCCTTCATTCAGCATTACAGCCATCTCACACCCCCGCTAATTCCGGGTCGCTGGGTTCGATCACGATTTTCTCCACCCCGCTCATAATCTTGATACCCGGCACCTGCCCGTCGGCAAACAGCTCGGCCTCGTTGAGGATGGCCTCCTTGTTGATTTCTTCTTTCAGCCGCACAAAGCGAGCCAGCGCGGTTTTTTCCTTCAGGTAGGCCAACACCGCCGCCACACCGGTTACACGCACGCTGGGCGGGTCGGCACGCCATTTCACGATGCCGGTTACAAAATCCACGGTCTTGGTTTTGTAGCCTTCGGTCAGCTCTTCGCGGTTGGCTTCGCAGTAGGCCTGCACGCCGCCGGTGAGCTCGGCCAGTTCGGCGCGCAGCGGGTCGGCCAGCTCGTTGTACTCCTGCTCGATGGCCGCCTGCTTGTCGCCCATCTCGGCTTCCAAGCGTTTTACTTCGCGTGCCAAGTCGCCGATGCGGCGGATTTGCGCCGAGGCTTCCACGCGGCTCTGTACGGCGGCCGTCAGCGCGGCCTGTTTAATGCGGGTTTTCTTTTTTGCTACCATTGCTTTTTCCTTTCAAAGATTTCAGCGATTATTTGATACAGTTTTTTCAGGTTTTCCCGTCCCCGGGCTTCTTCTTCCGGCGTGAGTTGCCGTTTGTGTTCCAACTTCGGCGGCTCCGGCCTCGGCGGCAGACACCTAATCAGCATCTTGGGTGTCGGCCAGCGTTCGATTTCGGCAAATAACCGGGTAAATCCCGCGGTGATTCGCCCTTTGTCCAACTGTTCGGCCCAACTGATATTCACTGAGGCGATGGCCTCCACCCATACACTGGCCGTCAATTTGATGCCGTCGGCGGGCGGCGCACCTTCCAGCCTCAGCATCATCAGTTTTTGCAGCCCGGTCAGTAGCTCATCGCTGACAAACTTGGGCAGTGGCTTGCTCATTTTTCATTTCCTCCAGTTGTTGTACGGCATCCACCACTTTGCTTCCCCGTGGCCGGTTGCCGCCGATAATGGCCGGGGTGGAGGTGCTGTCGTTGATGGATACCGACACCGATGCCACATTACCCGCCCAACCGGCGATAATCTCGTACAGGTAGCCGTGGGATTTGAGCGGGGTTTTCAGGCGGCCGCTGTCGCGGGCGGCCAGCACCTCGCCAAACGCATAAGCCCAGGCGGCCACTGGGGCGGGGTAGGATTGGCCGTTGCGGTAAATCTGCCCGGCTTGGATGTCCGGCAACAGTTCGGCCATCAGCGTGGCCATGCGAGCTTGAGAGAGCGCGGACTTGTTCGGGCGAAACAGGCCGAGGTATTTCACTAACCCCAGCGTCATCGCCCCGCCGATATTGGCCAGCGTCCACAGGCTCTGCCGCGCCTGCTCGTGGGCAATCAGCGCATCCAGCGAGTTTTCCGCGCCGCAGCACGGGCAACGGGTTTTCATGCTGCCGCTCCCTGTTCGGCAGCCAGCCGGATATAGACGTCGATGAGTTCGCGCACGGCTCCCAAAGCGAACTCCCTCTCTTCGGCACTCATGTTGTCCGGGCACCCGCGCAGGATCATCCAATCGAGCCTTTGCGTTTCCAAATTTGGAATCAGCTCAATGCCCTTACCAATATCGGCCACCTTGAAATAGTCAAATCCATCACTGTGATAGCCGACTGTCATGGTAGTGCCGTCGCAGTCCAACACCACCGCTTTAACCCCATCATGGAAGCGCACCATGTCGCCAAATTTGATTCGCTGTGTCATTTCCTGCTCCTTTATCCGTTTAAACCTAATTGTTTCTGCTCTTCGCCGCCGTCCATCGCGTGGTACAGCTGCGCCTCGCGGCCTTTTCTTACTCCGGCAGCCAAATCCTGCTCTCTGCTGGCTTTTGAGCCGCCGTGCACGTCGCGTTTTTTGGCCTGCTCCATTTCGCCGAGCTGTTTTTGGTAGCGTTCGAGCATGTCTTTTTCTTCCGGCTCGGTGGCAAACTCTTTGACTTTTTGCGCAACGGCATATACCCAACCTGTGCAAAATTGGTCGGCGCGGGCTGTCTTATTGCGCGGCAGGCGCACCGCTTTAAGCTCGGTTTTGATGTATTCGCGCCGCTCTTTTTTCAGTTGGCGCAGTAATACCTCGTAAGCGTAGGCGGCCAGCTCCGGCTTGATGCCGATGCCGAAAAACCGTGCTTCGGCCAAACCCCACTGCGTGCACTGGTAACTTTTCACCCCGAACGCCTTGGCACACTGGGAAATCAATATCTGATGCCAAGTCGGCAGTGTTGCAGCGACCGGTACGCCTTTTTCGGTTACGGCAGACAGCTCCACATCCATTTCGCTGATGCCGTACTTTTTCATCAGGATTTGTGCCTGCCGGATGGCCTGCGCCGCCTCGTGTCCGTTGGCCGATTCGCCCAGCGCCAGGCATTTTTTGATTTTTTCCAGTACCTTTTGCTTATCCATTTCAAACCTCTAATTTCTTAAACTTAACCACCCAAACCCACGAGTTTGCATCCCAAGAATCAAAGCCGTTTAGGTAGCACCAATAGTTGAAAAATCTGTCGATTGGGCAATTCGTCTCCGGGTCGCTATCCGTACCCTCCGCCTGCGCATCCTCCCGGCTGATGGATTTCAGGCGCTCCACCCCGGTGTCGACCACCTCAAGCAGGATGCGGCTGTGTTTGCGTGGCAGGTGGATGGATGGCTTCCATTTGATGTTGTCGGGTGCGGCATCATCGGCCTTGTAGAGCAGGCTGCCTGTTTCCGGGTGCAGCGCCCATGCTTCACGCACCCACAAGCGGTCGCCTGCCTGGCCGTAAGGGCAAGGGATGACGGCGGCGTTTTCAACAGCGGGCGGGCGTACCCCTAAGCGGCGCGCCATTTGGTCGGTCAGCACGGCAGACTGTGGCTTAACGATGCGCCGGGTCTGCGTTTTGCGGCCGGCCAAAATCGCCCGCACCATCGGATCGCTGAATAAAATCGGACGTTCCTTCATCTCACGCCCCCTCCATCGCCAAAAACTTCTTCACAAACCCCACCACTTTCAACATTTGCCCGCGGCTCAACTGCATCTTCCATAGGCCGTTGCCCTTGTCGATGCTGAAACTACCGTCACTAAAGCCGCCGATTTTGATGTCGTGCTCGTCGCTGGGCTTCTCGTCGGCATTGGCTGCGGTTAAAACTACGGTATCGTCTTCTTCCAGCCTCGGCTGCGGGGCAGGCTCGGTGCCCATTTCAGCCAATACAACCGTTTGAAGTGTCACAGGTTGCCCGCCGTCCTGATTTTCAGGTAGCCCGCCTACCAGCCGCCATATCCCGTGTCCGGAGCGCTCAATCAGGCCTTCTTCTTTCAGTTTGTTCAATACACTGGTGCCTGCCTGATGGCTGCCGAGCATGGCGTTGATGCTGCGGGTGCTTACATCCTGCCTCGGGCGGCCTTTAAAGTAGCGCAGCACGTTTTCGCGCATCTCTTTTTCACTTTTCCCGGCAGGTTTTTTGTCCGACACAGGTTTGGCAGATGCCAGGCTGTAAACCATCTTGTCGCCTTTCAGGGTGGAGGCAACGGCACCAACCCTTTCCAGTTCAAGCAGCGCATCGGTCAAGTCCCGGCCGGATACGCCGCTCAACTGGGCGAGCCGCTCAATCCGTAGCGGCGGCTGGCCGTCCATTGCTTGGCAAATCGCCATTTTGTTTTCGAGTTTTTCCTGCTGACCCATGCTTATCTCCTCTGTTTTTTCCGGTAGCTCGCCTGTTTGAGCTGTGTTTGTTGTGCCTGCCTAGCCTTTCGCTGCAATATCCGCTGCTCCGTTAATTGCGCCTTAAATTCCTCGTCGCTCAAGTTGTAGCCGCGTCGTCTAATCGGTCGCCTAATCATGGTTTTGTCCTTTCGTTTTCAGGTAGCCTTGGGATGGGGTCATACACGATGCCGCGCATCCGCTCTTGGTCGCTCATGCGGCTGTAGGCCGCTTCCCATTGCATTGCTTCGCGGTCGACCTGCCGTTGCAAGGCAGCCATGCGTTCGGTTGCCGGCTCGGCCTGTACCAGCACCCTGTTTGCGGCCGGTTGCGGGGTGCAGCTGCCGGTCATGGCGGCATAGGCCAGCGCAATCAGCGTGCCCACCATCCAGCGCCGCAGCGCCGGTTTTAAGCTGTCTTGCCACATTATTTCCTCCCGTCTTGGATACCTTTGAGCACAAACTGGATGGCGTAGCCCACGCCCAACCCGATAACCGCAATCGCAACCGCCAAAGTAAGCGCCGCGCCTACTACGCTGCCGAAATTAGCTTGGTTAAACCATGTCCAAAATTCACACATTTTTCATCTCCTCTTTGCTTAGTGAATCAACATCTCGGCAAACTGCCGTACCATTTCCACGGAGGGTTCCTGTCGGTTAATCCGGGCGAGCCGCACTACCCCACGCAACATCTTGTCCAGCCGCCGTGCGTTGCCTGCGGCGGTGCGCACCAGCTCGGCGGCGGCCTCCTCATCCATATCCGGCATCGCTTGGGCCACAATCTGCGCCAAATCTTCATCCGGCACGCTCTCGCCTAAATCCAATTTAAAGGCCATGCGGCTGTAGAGCTGTTTCAATTCGCCGTTTTTGCCGCGCAGGTTCACCAACAGGCGCGGCATCCCGGCCAACACCAAACCGCAGCCGGTTTTGTCGTGCACGCGGCGCAGGCATTCCAACGCCCGCAGCGGCAGGTTTTCCGCCTCGTCCACTAAGATAATGCGGCCGCTGTCTTTCAGCCTGCCCACCACCGCATCCATCAGCTCGTTCAAGCTGCCTTTGCCCTCTGCGCCCAGCATGGCGGCCAGCTTTTGCAGCAGCACTTTGGCGGTATAGGTCGGATCGGTTTCAATCATCAGCGCGTCGGGTGCCTGTTTGCAGTATTCGCGCAGCGAGCTGGTTTTGCCCAAGCCGGCCTGCCCGAACAGCACCACCGCTTCGCCTTCCACGTGCGCCAGCCGCAGCACGTCGCGCACCCGCTTGGCCGTAGTCGTCAGTACATAGTCCACCTCCAGCTTTCTTTCGGCTTCGCGCTCGCGCTGCTTTTGCAGATAGGCGGCAATCTTGCGTTCGATTTCCTGCACATTGCCCGGATACTTCCCGTGCAAGTATTGGTTCACCACAGGCGAGGTGACGCCCACCGCACGCGCCACCGCCGATTGCGAGAGGCCGTTATCGCTGATATAGTCTTGTAAATCCTGTCTGATGCTCATCTTTAAAATCCTTTTAAAAAGGGGTTTTCAGGGTTTCAGGTAGCCTGTTGCCGCAGGCTGCCTGTTTTACTTCGCCTGCGTCCGCTCCCATTCGTCGCGGTCGCTCTCAAACATAAATATCTGAGGTTTTTTCGCCGGCACGGGTTCGTAGTTCCCATTGCCAACCAGCAGGCCAAAATCGGGCTGGTGCTCGATGGCCGGGCGGGTTTCTTCTTTCGCCAGCCGGATGGTGTTTTCCGCGCGTTTGATGCGGCCTTTGGCACGTTTTTCCGCCAGTTGGTCGCGCACCGTAATCGGCATGGCCGCGCGTTTATTGCCGTCCACCTTGGCTTTGCACACAAAGCTGCCGTCCATCTTGTACACATACACCCACTCGGCATCGTCGTAGTCGTAGGCCACCCGCACGTCTTCGCCGTGCAGCTCGGCCAATTCGGTCGAAAAATACACATTGCCGAACAGCTCAATCTGCCCGCGTGCCGCCTTGCGCACTTCCTGCGGCCTAAACAGCACGTCCAGCTCCGCTTCAGCCAGCAGGTCGGGGGCGAGGTTTTCCTGCTGCATCCGCAGGTCGCGGTATTGCAGCGGGGTGTAGTGCACGCCGTCGGCGTTTTTCGGCAGCTCGCTGTGCGGCCGGTTGTTGTAATCGGCAATACACTGCATCACATCCGCCATAAACTGCTGCCAGCTCGGCAGCTTGGCCTTGTAGCGCTGCTGTTCGGGTGTCAATTCCTTGCCCTGTCGCCATGCGTTAAACGCGCTGTCCATCTTGCGGTAGAGCAGGTTTTGCGTACTCCGATCCATGCTGGAGCCGGTAAAGGTTTCGTATTGCGCGGCCAGCCGGATCAGGTTGTCCTGCCACCATCTCTCGATGATGCCGCGCCCCTGTGGGTTACCCGGTAGGCCGGTTTCGTGGTGGATGCCGAGCCGTGCAGTCAGGCCGGTGATTTCATGGTCGATGGTTTTGCCGGTTTGGCCGCCGCCGTTGTCGGAGTAGTACATCAGCGGCACGCCGTTGTGTTTGATGCCGATACGCAGCGCATCTGCTACCGCCACACAGCTTTCGGCGAGCGAAAAGCTAAACCCCACCACCATGCGCGTGCAGCCGTCGATAATCACGGTTACTTCGGGTTTAAACGGCTGGCCGTGGATAGGGTGCTGCACTTTGGCTTTAAAGCTGTGGCCATCGCCGATCCACACATCATTTGGCCGTAAAGCCTGCCAGTCGCGCCGGATATAGGGCAGCAGCGATTTATAGGCCGCCCCGGTCATCCGCCCGCGCTGCTGCATAATCTGCGGCAGCTTTTTCCACACCCGCCGCACCGTATCCAAGCTCGGCAGTTCGTAGGCCGGTTGGGTAGCCAGCCAGCCTTTGGCAAATTCCTGATAGCTGTGCGCCAACTTCGGGGCGCTCGGGCGGCAGTGGTGCGCCATAAAGTCGGCCAGCCAGGCAATCTGCACCACCGGCGTCTCTTTTTTGGTCGGGCGCGGTGCCAAGGCAGCCAGCCGCTCGTTGGGCGAGGTGGCGGCACGGTAGGCCGCCACCCAGCCTTTCAGCGTGCGTACACTGATGCCGCGTTGGTTGTTGGCGCGGGCATTGGCCACCGGCACCAAATACGCCAGCGTTTCCGATAACTGCCCGCTTTCCACCTGCCGCACCACAAACTGCACCGCATCCGTAATGCCAAAGCCGGTTACCTCATGCAGCCGCAACACCTCCGCCGCCAGTGCCATCCGCGCATGGGCACAGTCGCGCTGCTTGTCGTTCAAACCCATCGCATAGTCGTCAATCGGCAAACCCAACTGCTCCATCCGCCGCACCGCCACAGGCCGTTTGGCCTTGGCAACGCTCGGCAGTGCCGCCGGCTGCGACTGCGCCAACAATTGAGCCGCCTGCCGCTCCCGCACCGCGATTTGGATGGGTTCAGGTAGCCCGGCTACTTGGTATTCCATACCGCCACCGCGTTGCGCACGCCTACGGCTTGGCCAATATTCGCGCTTAGCTTTATCGGAGATACCTTTAGGGGTTTTAGGCAGAGAAGGGATGTTGAGCTGTGCTAATTCAGCCGCACTTAAATATTCACTCATGGCTTTCATCCCCAAAATCCAATTCCGGATTACCGGCCTTTTTCACGTTCTCGCGCTGATAAGCCAGCAAAGCCAACACATTAGTTAATGCCGCTATAGTCTCGTCTACGCCGCTGCCGTCTTCGTGCCATTTAGCCAACAGCGCCAAAGCCTCGGCTGTTTGGCTTTGTACTTGTGCCATATCCGCCGCTTTGCCCTTGCGGCCGCGCGGAATTTCAATGACTACCCGGTCGCCGTGCAGCACGCTTAGGTATTCGCTAATAAATCGGCTGCCCGTTAGTGCCTCAAACTGGGCTATCCGATTGAGCGGCAAAGTGTTATCCAACAACCAGCGGTAATAGGTTTTAAGCTCCACCCCCATCAGGTCGGCCATCACTTTAGATGGACGGTGCTGTTCCTTGGCATACCGTTTGGCCAGCTCAATCGCATGGTCTAGAGAAGTGGCTTTCGCCTGTCGTCTGATGGTTCTCATGGTAAAAATTTATCAATCGAGAATTTAAATTCGTGATTTTTTGGATTTCTATCCGTACAATACGTATTATCTAAATACGTATTTAGACATTAACTGCACGGCGCAGCACTGGATGGAAATTGCGTGCTGCATAACGTTGTGGCCAAATTTGTTCGGGCTTCAAACCCAGCGCATCAGCGATAACCCGCTCACTTTTCGGATAGGGTTTGATGAGCGCGCCGTAAATTGTGGTCGGATGCACATTGGCTTGTTCGGCCAGTGCCCGGATAGTCCAACCCCGTTTTTTCAACGCAGCAATGATGTCGGCGCGGTGCCAATCCAAAGGCTCTGCTGTTACCTTTTGAGCTGTATTTTTTTTCAT